ACTTCCGGTATATGCAATCTTGAAACCATTCAGCTGCTTGTCATACACCACAACATCACCAACATTTGTGACATTTCCCTGTACTTCTACAAACACTCTGTAATCCAAATTATTGCGAATCTTACTTAATGCAATAGTTCTGGCAGAGTTGTTAAAGTAAAAGCCCTTGCTGTTCGTGAGTGTAACTTCTATCAGCTCACCTTCGACAGCTGAAACAGCCTGCTTATTCTGCTTCACATTCTCCAAAAGGATTGCAAGCATAAGAGAATTGTTGTGAATTCCCTGCTCCATGTGATTAAAATGCTCGGCATCCATCGGAGTACCTTCCTGGATAACCTTTTTAGGGTCTGTTACATCCACAACTTCATCAAGCCATGTTTCCGGCTGATACTGGCCGGTCTTATTACCTTCAAGGTAATCTGGTGTTACATATTCCATCCCTATTCATCTCCTTTCTCGTAAATTGGGAACTCGAATTTTGCCAACACACCTTGTGATGCGGTGCGTTTGACAGTTACCGCCTGTTCGGCACATACTACACCGGTTACATCCCAAAGTCGCAATCCGGTAATCGTATGGGCTGTCTTGGGAACAGTTGGCAGACTTACGACAAATACAACCATGTTCCCCGTGATTGTCTTGCTGTTAATTTTGGCATCATACCAAGTTCCATTTACCTGATACTGAAACTTATGAATAGCCTCCATCCACTGTTTTCTGCGTTTGTTCAGAAAGTCTGTTTTCCAAAATGCCATTCTGCTACCTCCTATTCTTTATTTCCACAAGCAACCGTTCCGCACCTTCGCACTTTCGCAGTTGCTATATAGACATTGACACTGCTTTCCATTTCATTATCCGAAACAGAAACTATTTTTGATTCATTTCCGCATTTCTCATTCGGAGAAGCGGCTATCTGTGTTGCGGTACCCACCGATAACAATGCTTCAGCATTTGTCTCCAGTTGAACACCCACAGATAAAGCATCTGCCAGCTCGCCTCCGCCTGTTGTCTGGCGGCCGGTTGCTGGCAGTTTGTATTTCTCTGTATAAAGTTTTCCATCCACAAGAATATCTTTCGGAATAACCATTCCCTGTACAGCTTTTTCCGGATTCACACCCGCAACGCTGACACCTGCTTTCAGAATATCAACAATCTGCAGATTGCTATTGATTTCAATTTCAATATCCTCCGAAATAACATCACCGAGAGTTGCATTGTATGCCTTGCCACCAATACGGATAGTTCCGGTAGGACTGCTTTCAAATGCAGCTATAATGGCATTAACATCATTTTCACAGCGGATTTCCATAATACTTCCAACAGTCGCCCTTCTTGGATATGTGCCACAAACAAGTGTATTGCACCTCGGAACATCATAGGAGTAGAGCCAGTAATTCAAAGCAATCTCGACAATTACTTTGATATAATACTGAAATTCTATCCTAACTCCTGCCGGTTTTACCATTGGAACCTCGCCAAGTGTAACCACTTTCCCTCCGGGTGTGAGGAAAGGCATTGTCAATATAATTACCGCCGGAAGTGCAGGATCCTCTTTGTAATAAATCGGAGAAACATCCCACAATAGAGCCAAACCATCCATCAAGTCATTGTAAGTACACTCATTTGTGTTTACTAACATCTGATACTTGAGGAACTGTCGGTATCGTTCATCACTGATAACAGGGTCTTCAACATCAATCCCTGCCAAAACACCAGCTTCTTTTCTTGTGAGCGTCACAATATCTCCAACCATATCAAGATTTTTACCCACAGCACTCTCTAAATCTGTCTGTAGGTCGAGTTCTTTGAATACCCCTTGTATTTCCTCAAGCTGCTTTGCAAATGCCGAAATTAAGCCCTCTATGAGTTCTTTCCCTTGGAACTGCTGTGGTAAATCATCAAGCCAAGCATTAAGAATGTCCACTATACACCACCTCAATTCTCGTATCTGTCACGACAATTTTCTGTCTGCTAGTTACAGATACATTTACCTTTGCATATTCGCTTTCAGTCGGAATATAATCCTTATCACCTGTCGTCGCACATTTGATATCAATGTATGTAACACCGCCAACAGTATCGTAAATACCGTCATTAAAGGTCTGTGACAGTAATGCGTCTCCTGCCTTTAACTCGGCCGCCTTACTTAGAATAGAATCTATCGTAAGATTTGCATAATTTGTTGGAAGATAAGACGAATCTGCATCCAAAGTAACTTTAAGCCATGTGTAAACATATTCCGGACGATTAAATCTAACAGGAACCGCATCACCATACTTCGTGGCAACCTCTACTTCTATATCTCCAAAAGTCTGAATACCGGCAGCTTTTTTATCGAGAATAATGGCGGCAATTTCCGAGGCTTCACCACCATCCACAATGATTTCTACACTATGCGGCGGTCTTCCTTCCGAATCCGTATCATCTGTTTCATTCTCATAACCAGTTGCACTCTCTACATTCGCAACATTGTTTATCAGCTGTGAGCAAATACTGTCTATCATTCTTGTGGAGCGAATTGCTGACTTCGCCAAATACGAATGTCTTAACTCAACATCCGTTTCCTGCAATCTGCCATATGTAGGTGGTATCAAATTATTTACACTTTCAAAGCCTGCAATATTGGTTATGATTACATCTATGGTACCATCCGGGAAAATAAACTTTCCGTATTCATTTGTAGCAAAATCCGCTATCACAGTCACACTCGCAGTAGTTAGATTGTCGGACAGAACCAATATACCAACTCTCGACACTGTTTCATCCACGACGGAAAGCGTCAAGTTTTCTTCATCCACTGAAACTACATATCCCTCCGGCTTAGTAACTGCAGCAAGTCCTTTCAGAATTTCAAGAGCATCATCACTGGTACTTGTGTAGCTGTACTGTACACCATTTACCGACACAGAATAGAGAGAGCCTTTGCTTGCAGCTGCTACTCTTACCTCTGCACAATTAAATCTATCTCTGGTTATCTCAAACTCACTTACTGCATTCAATTTCATCTGAGGAGCTGTGTTAGTAGCCACAACCGCTCCCTGTCTGACTGTTGTTCCGTCCTCTCCTTTGCAATGCAGTTTATAATAACTGTAACTGTTCTTTTCTCTTTTTATTCCGCCATACTGAACAGAGTAATCAAGGCTTGCTCCCTCAGCTGTTGACGGATATTTTGCATAATAACTGTTTTGTGCAACCTCCCACAGCTCCGATATTTTTCCGCCGAATGTCGTAACCAGAATATTCAAAAATGACTGGGGATCTTGTCTTGTATTGAATTTGAACTTCTCCGTTAAATCAGAGTGAATTTCATCCAAAATCACATCAAGTCGTTTTATCACAAAACCTTTTTCAGTAACTCCATACTCAGCCATAGATGGCAACCTCCTCTCTGTAAGTTTCTTGGTCCGTAACCGCCTCATAAGATATAACTGCTTTCCTGCTTAATTTATCAATGCTGACCGTTACATCATTCACTTCTACTACCTCTTCCACATTGAAAATTTCATCTTCTATCAGCTCTCTTATCTGATTTATGTCGGGATTTTTGATAAATATATACTCAAAGTACGGTAGCCCTACTTCATCATCCCATCTCCATTCCTGGAAGAACCATTTGAGGCGGATATTTATCTTTTGCCGGACCGAATTTTTAAGAACTATGTCTCCGTTCCTAAAACACAAATCTCCGTTTTCAAGTAATATATCCACAAGCACACCTCCTTATTTTGCACTTGATGTATCTCCATACACACCCGTATGTGTATGCTTTTTAAGCGATATGTCGCCAGCTGTTACATCACCACTGACCTTTAGATTTCCCGTTATTTCAACACCGGTTTTTGCAACCTTCAGCTTTACACCACCATTTTTCAGAATAATGCTGTTATCCTTGCAAGCCTCCTCTAATGCGGAGCTGCCTTTGTTTCGCAATCCCGGAATAGCCACGGCGCTTGTCAAATCAAACCTCATATCATTGTCTGATTCTCCACCGCCAAGCCAAGCATCCAATTCCACTTCCGAAATTATCACAAGGCAATCATCACCGGCTTTAACTGGGAAAGCTATTTCTATGCCTGCCACCGGACATTGTGGAAATATAAAAGGAACACCCGTAATCACAGGATATGCCATTTTCTTTCCTGCCCCTGTTACGAATGTTCCGTAAGGTTTTACTGTTGCCATATTCTTTGCCGCATCAAACTTCTGTATTTTTGCAGGAATAGCGGTGTGCATTTCTTCCATAACCGAACGTGCAACATCTTCCACCTGCTGAACAAATTCCTGTAACATTACTTCACCTCCAAAAGCTGTGCGGTACAAATCCAGTCACCTTCCAAGTTGTCTCCATCGATATTCAATTTATACACTCTGAAATATCCTCTTACTTCCTCACTTTCAAGCCGCACATAATCATTCACACCGATAGCTCCGTTTAAGAAGTATCTGACCTCATATCCTATCTGTGATGTCTTGGCACTATCTCCACCCTCGGAATCGTCACTCTCAGCAGAAATTGTTATCCTCTTAGGCACGTCTAAAAGTCCCGTATCGCTACTTAAAAGATATCCTTTGGTTGTAATAGGCTCATTGGGTTTTCTTATCTGTAAGACCGAATTTTGAATAGACCATGACAGCTTGCAAGTCTTACATAATTTTTTCAAAGCATTCTTAGCCAGCCCAACAAAACTGAATCCATTCGGAAGCATTTTGAACTTTGCCTTTTTGGAATACACAACGGAAACTCCCATCTGTCCGGCCAAGTCATTAAATACATCTTTGCAATTTACCTTTCCAGAATAAGAAAGCGAAACATAGGTATCTCTCAAAGCAACACGACCATCTACAACCTCTATTTCTGTGAGCCTGTCTGCTCCATCCATGGAAGTAGTTGCCGTAACCACATTTCCAACAAGTACAAGAGCTATATTTCCATCATAACCAGCCTGCAACTCAATCACGCAGTCTTTTCTATCTAATACCTTCAAATTAGCAGGCGAAAGATTCCACACTTCCACTTTCGCTGTGTTTGCTGATTCAGAAGATGATTTTTCAATACTGAAACTAATGTGCAGAGCATGAGGATTTTCGGAGGTGGTTTTGCCGATTTCAAAACCTTTCTTTCCCATCTTGCCGGCTTTCATAACATACTGTCTTAAAAAATTCTTCTGTCCCACCTCTTATTCCTCCTCTACTTCGGACCATGGGATATATACAAATTCGGCGGTGCCGTTATTGAAACTCTCCCTTGTAATCCGTTCTTCATTTGATAATGCTCCGAATATGCCATTTGGCAGTTCTGTGTAACTAAAGAAATGCGTCAACGGAAAATTAGGAACTATCTTAGTCATGGCAATTATAGGATTATCGTTTACATCGTAAAGACCGAAACTCCAATAGTTGCCCGTTCCATTGTAGGTAAACCGAATATCATACTCCACTTCGTCTATGGTAATTGACGAAACACTATCGTTCATATCCGGAACAGTAATATATAACATTCAACCACCTCCTAAATAAATCCTGTTTTACTGGCTATTCCATACAGGATTGAACTTTTCTTCGTGCTTTCAGAACTTCCGGAACCGCTTTTTGATGAGCTGCTACTTTTATTTCCTGATCCACCAGAACCGCCGGAACTGCTAGAACCGTTGGAACTGCTTTTTGATGTAGAAGCCTTCCCGGCATTCGCCGCAGTCTCACCGCTTTGTAATACATATTTAGGTATCTTAACTGTCTTCTTTTTGGTAACATACACCTTTTTCAATGACATACTGATTTGTCTTGCATACCCCAACTCCTTAGAGTGTGAAATACTCATAGATGTAATACCCATATTGGTGTAAATCTTGTCTGATGTGACAACCTTTACCAACTTTCTTTTGAAGTATAAATCCTCGAATTTCTTACATATTTTTTGGGTGCGGCCGGCGGACGGTTTGTGTCCGCGCCTACCGCTCCATGTTGCCGGTGTATCACTTATAAAAAGCGTCAAACTGAGTGCCACCGGTTTAAGAATTATCGTATCTGATACATTGTATCCTTTTTCGACAGGATACTCTGGAATGTCTGCAGAGTAACTGACTTCCTCACTAATCAAGGCATCCGCCTCAATTCCTGCAACACTCACAGGTTTCAAATTTCCTCTCGCCATTCCTTTTCACCTACCTTGCGTATGCCAGCCCTTTTGAGAGGTACGAAGTTGCGTCCTGGGCCGACTTATTCATTCCTTTAGAAACATTTGCCTGAGCCTGTCTGTCACTTCCGGAATAACTATTGTTAAATGTATTGTTCTGTGTAACATTTGTGGTGCTAGAATTACTTACTGCTCCACTTGCAGCTGTTGAAACATTCGCAGTTGCTCCACGCATAAGTGTCGAGATACCGCTCGCCAAGCCTTTGACTTTATCAAGGACTGTACCTTCGTTTGCTCCGATACCCTCTGCCAAACCACTCATGAAGTCCGGCATCCAGCTTTCGTAATCAGTTAAAGGACCTTCATCCGGTACTGAGAAATGCAGGAATGACTTTATCTTTTCGCCGACACCTTTTACAGCATCAACAATGCCCTGTACTCCGGACATAATACCGTCTTTTAATCCATTGATGAAATCAAGTCCCCATGTGATAGCCTGACTTGGCAATCCTTTGATGAACTCAACCGCTGCGTTAATGCCATTCACAATGGTGTCTTTGATGTTTCCTATGGTGCTTGTGATTCCACTTAAAATATTGGAGAATGTGGTACTCACGAACGAAGCTATATTGGTAAAAATGCTACTGAAAAAGCTGTATATCGCCTGCAACACCGAAACAATCGTATTGTATGCACTGTTAATAGCTCCCGAAATAACACCGGTAATCGTATTCCAGATTCCTGTGATGAACGAAACGATTCCGTTCCAAATTCCCATGAAGAATCCGCTAACAGCTCCCCATATCGTATCCCACAAAGCCTGTAATGCTCCAAGTGCAATTGTGAAAACTGTCGTGATTGTGTTCCAAATCTGCTGAATAAAGGCAACTATCATATTCCAGATACCCATAAATACCTGTTTTATTGCCTCCCATGCACCGGACCAGTCACCTGTGAATACTGAACTGATAAAGTTCGCCAAGCCTTTGATTACATCAAGGAAACCATTCACGAACTGTCCTAAGTTATCCCACAGACCTTTGAACCATGCCAGGATTGTAGAGCCCCACGCATTCCAAAACATCTGAATCCATCCGAAGACAGTTTCTATTACTGTTGCAATGGCATTAAAAATAGCACTACCAGCTTCATATAGGGCATCCCATACCGCCGATAATGCGTCTAAAATCGCCTGCCACACCGAAAGAAGTTTATCCTTGGTGCTTGTGGTTGAACCGTCAATACTATCCTCTGTATCTCCAAATAGCGTAGCTGCCAACTGTGAAATGAATGTCCATACTCCGCTTAGGAATGTCTTTATAATTCCCCACACTCTCTCAAAATTGGCTTTGATGGATTCAGAATGCCTTTCAAAGAAACCAAATACGGTATCTACCCACATTCCGGCTGCCTGCTTTATGAAATCCCATACTTCCAACAGGACATTCTTGACCTTTTCCCATGCCTTAATAATGGTATTTCTAGCATTGTCAGCACCTATTCCTGCTTTATCAAAGAATGTGCCGATAACCGAATCATTTCCCATCATAAAGTTGATAAAATCCTCGATTACCAAAGCGAGTATTGCCACAACAGCTACTATGGCCAGTATTTTTAGATTGGCAAGGCTGAATATCTTTGACAGTTTTGCAACTATGCCCGCCATACCGCCTATTGCTTTATACAAATTCATAATTTTCGCAACACTCATAACAGCAAAAAAAGCTCCGGCAACAACAGCGACTATTTTTAATACGTTTTTCAAGCCGCCAAGTCTGTCAATGAGCTTCATAGAAAATTGAATTACTTTAGTTGTTCCTTTTGCCGCAGTTTGCATCATACGGTCTATTGCAGGTTTTAAGGTCTTAATCAAGGCAAATACATTCCTCAATTCTCGGAGCAGATTGTTTTCTCCGTCCGTAACACCAAAGGTCGCATTCGCCCAATTCTTCAATCCGGCTACCACCTTTGGTATCGATACAGTAATATCCTGGATAATTCCGGAGAGCATTTTCAACCCTGCTATCGCAGGCTTTAGAAATGTCTTTCCGAGTGCAGCCTTCAAAT